TAACTATATTCTCAAAGTTTGAACCGTTGCCTGAACATAGTACTGCTAAACGCATACAACCTCCCCAATAATGTGTGACTTAAATCCATGTCCATCAATCATTACTTGAGCATCTTTTGTTACCTCTTCAGGAACTACTAAACAATAACCTATACCTAAATTAAAGGTAGTCTTCATCTCTTCTTCTGGTATCTCACCAGCAAGCATAACCTTACTAAAAATCTCTGGTAAATTCCAAGAATTATAATCAACATGTGCTTCCAGACCATCTGGAATACACCGTGGTAGGTTACCAGGAATTCCACCACCTGTTATGTGTGCCATACCTAGAATTGGTATGTGTTCTAAAAGATACTGTACTAATGGTGCATAGATTCTAGTAGGAGTAATTAACTCAGGAGTATCTGCCCACATGATCTTATGTCTCCATAACATATCATTGATAAGACTGTACCCATTACTATGCAACCCACTACTTTCTATACCAATAATTAAATCACCTTCTTTGATAAGACTACCATCAATTATCTCACTCTTCTCTACAATACCAGTACAAAATCCTGCAAGATCAATATCACTAGCAAACCTACCATGTTCAGCAGTCTCTCCACCTAAGAGTTCACAACATGCTAAGTCACATCCCTTAAGAATACCATCCATTATATCATCTAATCTATCATCTAACTTTTTAGTAGAGATATAATCTAAGAAGTGTAATGGTTTAGCACCACATGTAATCACATCGTTGACACACATAGCAACAAGATCTATACCAATGGTTGTATAATCATTGGCAACTCTTGCAATATTAATCTTAGTACCTACACCATCAGTACCAGATACTAAAACAGGTTCCTCATATCCACGGGGAACCTGCATCATACCATTGAATCCACCAATGGAGGGTGCTTTTAATTTGAGTCTGTCTACAAAAGCATTACCTGCTTGAATGTCTACGCCAGAATCCTTGTAATTCATTGAGTCCAATCTTCATAAGGTGGTTCATCTTCCCCAACAATATGTTGGAATTTTTTAGTGTCAAAGTATGATGGTGGTAAAGGTTGCATATCATCATATGCTCCTGCCATTCTCTTCTTATGTTCACGTTCATCTAAGACTTCATTAATAAGAATCTTCATCTCCTTAACATATGTCTCAGTGAATAACCTACGAGGTGTAATGGTAGCTTTAGGGAGTTCTCTTTGCTGTTGCTCTAAGGGTTTCCCTTTGTAATTAGGATCAACAGGACCACTCATCCCTTGAGTGTCAATCTTCATCTAAATCGCCACCGTATTCTTCGAGGAGTTTACTAACTTTATCCTCTGTACCCTCCATAATTTTCACTTCATAAAGAGTAGACTTCATATACTTTTTAATCTTTTTGTAATCCTTTAGAAGTTTTTGGACTTCATCATCGTTGATTACTACTGTAGCTTTACTTGGTCCGCTACCACCAAATCCTTTCTCCATGTTAATCCTTTCTCTTTCTTCTGGGTTTTTTTGGTTCCTGTCCAACAGGATACCATGTCTTAGGGTTTGCTAAACCACCTGCTTGTTTAAATGTCACGAAGTTTTTCTTATATTTGTCATAGTAATGATCAAATAGATCCACTTCTTTACTTGCTATCGCAAGATCATATACCTCTTTACCTTCAACCTTATATGTCACTAAGTATGCAGTGTATGGTAACTTCTTATCATTTGCTGCATCTCTTTGACAATTCTCATGTAGAAGAGTAATGCTCATGAGCGACCACCCCATGTAATATCTGGGAATGCAGTCTGAACAGTACTTAATGTAAGTTTATATCTCTTCTGAAGTTGATGATCCTTAACTAATACCATGATCTCTGCTTCTTTAGGGTGAAGACCCTCAAGCATCTGAATAAACATTGTCTCTCTACGAAGACCAGATAGACCAGGATTACCACCCTGTAAATAATTATAGAAGTTCTGGAACTCCTTACGAATTGAGGTATGCTTATTCCTTACTGCTTCATCAGGCATATAATTATCATTCGCTGCCTTATTCATTGTTGATGATAAGGTATCATCGAATGGTGTCTGCTCATCTGGTTTAGAATATGGAACTTCTCCCTCAGGAAGTACAGACTTACATGTGTCATCAAAATTCCAAATAAGAATAGTGACTAACGGATCACATCTATACTTCTTAAGAACATCTGCTTTTAAAGTAGTGCTCCTTTGCTTGGATGCTAATTCCAAAATCTCATGCATGAATGGATTTGGTTGCAACTCAGGAAGATCATCAATAGTTTTAGTCTTCTTCGTTGTCTTCGGTGGTGTCATAATTTTCAAATCGAACTGCTACAATTTCATCGGGAACCAAATTACCATTCTCATCTAACATCTCAGGGTGAGTCCACATATACTGAGGGGTGGTTTCATAAGAATGTTGCCTTGCCATCCATCCTATCATACCTCCTACTAAGAGTGCAAGTAAAGACACTGTTGTTGTGAGTGTCAGGGTTACTATGGTCATTTCCATGTGCCTTCTCCGAGAATTACTTTGTTTTTTTGATGTCAATACTGAACTCAAAATGCAAACGTATCTCTCGCTTGAATAGAGAGACAACTTTGCCAAACATTATCTGAAATGTTTTAGGTTTACGTTGATTCCCCCTCCTGTTACGGTGTCGTAACATTAACTCAAACCCCTTGTTAATCTCAAGGGATTCACTCTTAGTTTTATTTAGAGACTTTTCTTCTCCATCTTGCTCTTCTGTCATAGTAATTGTTTAGTCTCGTAGAACCAAAGATAATCTAATTCAGAGCCACAGAGAGTAATGATAGCTTGTTCAGGTGTTTCAACCAATGGTTCACCAGCAAGATTAAAACTTGTATTAAGTAATATGCCGTGACCACTTAGTCGTTTAAATTCTAGCAAGAGATCATAAAGATGTCCAGTGCTTACTGTCTGTACTCTACATGTTTTATCAACATGTGTTACTCCAGGAATTAGATCGGTCTTAACTGGGAAGCACACTGTCATGTATGGATTGGGTATGACATCATCAAAATATAGATGAGCATCCTCTTCTAATACTATGGCAGCGAATGGTCTATACCATTCTCGCTTCTTAATTCTATTTACAATGTCTCTAGCATAAGGATTAAGAGCATTGAATAAGATAGATCTATTACCTAGAGCACGTTGTCCTGACTCTGCCTGACCATTAAAGACTGCTACTGACCTATTCATATACAATAAACGAGCAATGTCATTTGACTCAGCATATTCTCCATCAATTAGATCAGTCTTATGACTGATACCATGATGTGCTGTAGTAGTTATAGGTTTAACAGTCATATCTTGAGTGAGTTTTCTGTAAGCATACATGGCAGCACCTATAGAGTTACCACCATCATCACATAAAGGTTCAAAGTAGAACTCAACCTCTGGGAATCTCTTTATGAGTTGATAGTTGGTAAGAATATTCATTGCATACCCACCACTAAGACAAACCTTCTTTAGACCTGTCTTCTTAACATACTTGTCAACTAATTCACAAACTCGTTCTTGACAATGCCATTGTACCTCACAACAATAGTCTGCAAACTTTTTATAGTTGTCTTTAGTGATGTCAATATAATACCTATCTCTCTCGCCCATCATTACATCCTTAAAGTCTGGGCACTCTTGAAAATAATTATTAACACGGTCAAGTGTGAATTTAATCTCCCAAATCCTCTCACCATATGATGACAACCCCATTGCTTTACCACAGTCATCAATCGTCTGACCAATTGCTAACGCAGCAGTGTTGTATAGATTACCAATGTTGGGATCGTCTATAACATTCTCACTAGTCCAGTTCTTTTATACACTGGAGTAAACTTACATGGATAACTTGCATAGTAAATACTCTCACCCTCATACTCATCATCACCAACTACTCCACCACAAGCATCAACTACTACAACCAATGCTTTATCAAACCCACTGTTATAAAAAGCAAGTGAGGCATGATGTAAATGATGTACAGATTCTTTTGTCTCTATAAACTTAACTCTTGGATTGACCTTACGTATCAACTCTCTCTTCTCATCCTCATCATAGTTAGTACTAAGAATAATATAATCTGGATCAGATTCTAATATCATCTGATAGATATGTTCTATCCCACTGTCATGTTTCTTCCTACTATATCTCTCCTCTCTAAAATAATTCTTGACAACACCATCCTCTAGCACCACAGCAGATGCTTCATGACCAGAGAATAACGCTACAACTTTCATACTAAATATGTTATACTTGATTTAAATCAGAACTTGTTATGAGTGTAAAAGATACTTTATTTAAATGTTTGCAGTTTGGTACGTTCCATTACTCAGACTATACTCTTACTGAATTACCTCTACCAGAAGGGATAGACCCAGAGATAGTTGGTGAGGGAACGACTATCAAATCTTATGTATGGAAGAGTGGTTGGTTAAGAAGAATAAGACTATGCGAACTAAACTTAAAAGATAAGTTCGTTGCAGAATCATTAGTTATATACCCAGATATTTCATTGGTAAACCCAATCTTTGGAACAGAGTTTGTAAATGCTGGTAGCAAAAGATTCTTTGGCACTATAGACTTCCATCCCCTACGGAATGAGTTCTTCTATGCTGATAAGTATATCAATAAATGGTTAGGAGATCAACCCAATAGGACTAAAAACAAATCTAATATCTACGATCTTAATAAATTCTTTTCCAAAAAACTCTGGATTAAATCTGATACAACAAACTTTTATGAAGAATACTTAGAGAAGTTAGAATTATATCTTAATAGATACCTAAAAATGATGGCACACCCCAGTCGTGAGAACACTATTGATTTACATGTTCTGTACGACAAACATCTAGCAGGTACAGATCCTGCTTATGGTATTTTAAAAACTTATTATGACAAGGAATTCGCAGAGAAATATATTAATACATTCCTCTTTGAACTTGCTAAGAGATAATACTATTCTCTTTTAAATATCTTGCAGTATCTCTACAACCACCTAATTTTTTTCCATCCAGAACAACTTGAGGGAAGCTAGATCCCTCACCAAACTCCCCATAGAATGCTTTTTTATCGAAGTGTTCTCCTAATTTGTAAGTAACATATCTCAGGTTAGATATTTTTAATACCTGTTCTATCTTCTCACAATAAGGACAACCATCTTTAGAATAAACAGCAAAATTCATGGGCGTATCTTGGGTTTAAAAATGTATTTAGATATACATTATACCTTAGATGTTCATTAATATCCAACCATCAGTGTCATCAATAAACATTATCTCGAAAGCCGCACCTTCAGTAGATACTGTCATGTCTGCAGCGTCTCCCATAATTGGTTTACCATTCCTACCAATAGTTAATGCATTAGAATCAAAGTTCCTCTTGTAATCTACAATCTTAATTCTATCTCCTTGAGCTGGAGATGCAGGTAAAGTAAGAGTAAATGCTCCACCAGTTGCTGTATCACACAATGCTGTTGTCCATGATTTAATAGTAGTATTACTACTTATTGTCTGAAGGTAAGTATCAGAACCCCAAATAGGTACGTTCCTATTAAGAGACTTATTAAACCATACTAATTGATCACTAGTAGAATCATATGATAATTGAGATAAGGTTGTTGTACCAATCCCTACCTCACCCTTAATCTTTATGTCTCCATCAGCAGCAAGATCACCGTATGCCATGACTGCTGTAGTAGCAGCACCAATAATTGCTTGAGTTGTAGTAGCACCAAGACCAACACCAATAGTTGCTATACCAGTAGTACCATTACTTAAATCAATCTGATTACCTATAAGAGTATCAGCATAGTATACATACCTCCACTTCTTAGAGTCTTGACCTAAGTCAAAGGAGTTAGCAACACCTGGAGTAATGTTTGAGTTAACGTTAGCATCAAGAACAACTGCGTTCTCTGTACCAACACCAGTGTTTACAGTACCACCTTGGAAGGTTACAGTACCAGCAAAGGTAGATACACCAACAGTTTGTACATTACCTTGTACTAAGAGATCATCTGTAACCTCTAGCTTAGATAACTGTGTCTCACCTATAACATTAAGTGCTTTAGATCCTGGATCGGTAATACCAATCCCCATATTCTCTACAATATAAGCATTGTTTGCTGATACTGTAGATCCAATACCTACAGAGCCAAAGAAGTGTGTATACTCTACAAACTTACCAGTAAGAACAAAGTTAACTGGACCATAACTTCTTTCAAGTCCTTGAGTTAATGAACTCTGGAATGAGTGAGCAGTAACATTAGACTGAGGTGGTCCTGATCCAAGTCCATTAACTTTTAAGACTTGAACAGCAAAAGAATCTGTATGTATATCTTGAATCTTCAACCACTTATTACTAATAGGATCACTTGGTCTAGGATATGAGTGGTCGCTTAAGTAATCATCTTGAGCACATCTAAATGTTATTGCTCCATCCTTAAATCTAACATGATCCTTCTCAGTAAATCCATGCTCTTTAATAGTAACAGTCATGATACCTACAACAGGATCATAGATTGCATTACTAATAGTATGTGGTGTTATATTAGAATCAGCATTAGACCTAATATACATTAAGTCATTAGGTTTACCTGTAATATCACTACGAACATGAGTGTTCTTCCTCTCTACTTCATAGTTATACTCAAGATAATCAGTAGAAGTAGTACCAAGACCAACCCTTACCTTTGAATCATAGGTTGCTTTGTTACATACAAATAGATTACCTTTAAAGTTTTTACCTGCAGGGAATGTGTGTAGAAGATCACTCAGATTAGGATCGCTTGAGTAACCTTGTGCTATGATTCCTGCTTCTTGTTTGTCTGGACTTGACTCTCCAACAAAAGTAAATGCTGAATTAGTATCAGTAGAACGAACTATTACACTCTGTCCGTCAGCAATATAAACACTCTCCGATTCAAAATATTCACCTGATGGTATCTCTTCTTCAAAAACAACATACCCATTCGTATTAAATAATTCTACTCCACCAGTAGAGAGTCCAACTCTCACTCGTATACTAGCAGAAGTTTGATTGGTACAAGAGACTCTGCCCTCTACCAATTGACCAGCAGGTGCAGTATATAATAGTGTACTTTTTTTCGCCAAAGTTGGCCTTACATTTGCTAATGATCCAAAAGACATTGGCTATATCCTATCGTATAATTTGCAGTAAAACTATTTATGTGTTAGAATATTGGCAAAATGCCTAAATAGAATTTAAAAATGATTATAGTTACTGGCACTCAAGGATTCATCGGTAGGCACTTCCTTAATAAGTTACAAGAAAATGGTGAGGAGGTTGTAGAAGTTGATCAGCAAGGAGCATGGTATTTTAAAAGCAACTTTGGTAATGATCCTAAACAGTGGGACGATGTAGACTTAATAATACATCAAGGAGCAATAACAGATACAACATACACCAATCTTAAAGCACTACAGGCTTGGAACGTAGACTATAGTACATGGTTGTTTGAAGAAGCAATCAAACATGAGATCCCTGTCCTGTATGCCTCATCAGCATCGGTCTATGGCAAGACATCTGACATGATCAATCCACTAAACTACTATGCAATGTCTAAAGCCACTATAGACTATTGGATTCAAGATCATATAGATGAGTTTAAATTAATACAAGCGTTCAGATACTATAATGTATATGGAACTGGTGAAGACCATAAAGGAGATCAAGCAAGTCCAGTAACTAAATTTGCAAAACAAATAAAAGAGACTGGTAAAATAAAACTCTTTGAAGGTTCTGATAAATTCATAAGAGACTTTGTATGTGTAGATGATGTAGTAAATCTTGTTCTTGAGAATGATAAAGAAGAATCTGGATTCTATGATCTAGGTACAAGTAACCCAGTAAGTTTTGCACAAGTTGCCCAATGGGTAGTTGATAAGTATGGTGGAGAGATAGAAGAAGTTCCATTCCCTGAACACTTAAAAGGAAAGTATCAAGAGTATACCTGTGCTAAAAAAGAATGGGGTGATTATAAATTTAAAACTATCCCTGAGTATCTTGAGGGATTACCTGTAAATTAAAACTTAAAGTCCGTCTCTCTGAGTCGGACTTTGTTTTGTTAACCCAATGTAGTAATGAGTTAGGGAACATAAATGTTTTACCTACCTCTTGCTCTGGTCTATGATGTTCATTGTTCCAGATGAAATCTAAACTATGAAGATCATACCAATCAGAATCATCAGGTAACATTAGTATAGTTATCCCTGAGACATTACCTTTATGATCATGTGGTGGAGTAAAGTCTCCTTTAAAATATCTATTAGCCCATACGTCAACATATAATTCACTAAAACTTGCAGGTTCATACTGCACATTAGCACTGTTTATATTCCAACTCTTTAAGTACTCAGGTATAACCTCTCCAATAAATGAAGTGAACCCTGAATCATTAACCTGCTCCTCAGTAAAATATACAATCTCAAAATCTCTATCCAATAAGTTTGGAAGATCCTGTTGATGTGTACTATCAACAATAGAATTTAATTCTTTTAATACCTTATCTGGACACACACACTCAAGTATAGATGGCCCAAACGGATTGGTTAAATTCATGTGCCAAGATTTAAAAATGATGTAATGATATACTTATCCTCTGATAAAGGAATAGTACCTTCGTGTCTAAAGAGATAGTTACATGGGAAGATTATCAACTTACCTGCCTCTGGTTTAACCTTAAGTTTATAATCCTTGAAGTCA